GAAATGATACGTGATTATAGAAGAACAATGCGCGATTTTGGTGCTCAACCTGTAGGAGTTATAGAAAGTTTTTGGCCTGATCCTGAAGATATGGAAAATTATTGTTGTGAAAAATGTCATCAGTGTCCAGTTTATCAAAGAAGAAAAGAATATGGTGATATACATTCTTGTTTAGAATTTGAAGGATGTACTGCAAATGCTTATAAAGGAAATGGATATTGGCAAGATTGGTTTGTACCTCCCATAGAAAATAATTCATTTTGGATGCATTTTGACTTAGCAAAATCTAGAGATAGAATTGGATTTTGTTTAGGACGTTCTGTAGGTGAAGTAAAGATTGAAATGGATTCTTATAAATTAAAAGAAAAAGCAGAAAAATCAAGAGGAGAAATAAATCTAGATGATTTAAGTGATGATGATAGGTTTGAAATAAAACCCCTTATAAAAATGGAAGCTGTGGGGTGGATTTCAACAGGTACAGATAGAAATCCTAGGATGCTTAAGAATGGTGAATTTTATTATAAGGCGATTCTTGATTATTTAATAATGCATTTGGTTAATAAGGGATTTATGATAGAAGGTTGTTCTTTTGACCAATTTAATTCACATTTTATAAAACAAGAACTTGAAGACAAAGGAATACGTGTAGAATTAATATCTTGTGATAGAACTGATGAAGTTCCATCAAATGCGAAATATGCTGTAATTGAACAAAGGGTTGAATACCCGTATTCTTGGTTATTATGTGATGAGGCAAAGCACTTGAAAGTAATCGAGGGTAAAAAGGTCGATCATGTGAAGAAAAAATCGAAGGACGTTTTCGATTCGTTCGCTAGTACCATTGTTGCTTGTGAGAAGTTTCTAAATTGTGCTGGTGGATACGTCATGGTTGGAGATGAAGATGACTAAGAAAATAAAAAGAATTAACATGATTAATAGTGCTGTTTCTAAGATTGCGATTGTTGATAAAACAAAAAGTTCACGTGGTTATATAGAAGATATGAATTATAATGGTCTTATTCAGCCAGGAGTTGTAAAGTTAGAAGATGATGATGCTTGGAATTTGTTTAAAGGTAATGAATGGGTTTTTGCGACAGTTAATAGAATTGTGCGTGATTGTACAAAAGCCAATCCTGAAGTTGTTCCATCAGATAAAACAGTTAAGATGTCAGGACGTTTAAAGCAAAGAATTAAAAATGTGCAAGATTTTTTGGCAAATCCAAATAACAATAAAGAATCATTTTCCGAAATACGTGAAAAGGCTATTTTGAATATGTTAGTTTTTGGAAGAGGTATTATTGAAAAGGTTATAGATCCAGAAAGTAGAATAGTTCAGGAGATTTATGCGCTTACACCAAAGAATTTAAAAATAAAAGCAGATATTCATGGAAATATTCCTTCTAAGGATGCTTATATAATAGATCCTCCTTTGAATAAAGCTGCGAAACCGAATCAAGACGATAAAAACATAGGCACAATAAAGTATGATATAGATGAATTGATATTTATGGTTCTAAATTGTAATACTGAATCTTTTTATGGTATTAAGATTTTAGATATTATAGCTAATTCTGTAGCTACAGATATATTAAGAGCAGCATTTAATGCGAATTTCTTTCTTAATGGTGCTGAAACTTCTGGAATACTTTCAGTTGAAGGAATGGAAAAGAATAGGTTAGATAAGTTCCGTTCAGATTGGAGAGCACAATTTCGTGGTTATAAGAATTCTCACAAATTAGCTATGGTTAATGTTCCCGTCAAATATATAAAGATGGCTATGACAAACCGTGATTTACAATTTAGTGAGTATGGTGTTGAATTGAGATCAAAAATCTTTTCTGCTTATGGTATGCAACCTTTTATTATGGGTATTGTTGATGGAACAAGTGGAAAACTTAATAGTAGTCAACAAGTAGAGTCTTATAAAGATGGCGCAATACGGCCTATTCTTAATAAAGAATCTTTTTATTATACACAAGAAATTGTGAATATGGGATTCAAATATAATGATGTAAAAATAGTATTTCCAACAATTGATCTTGCTGATATGCAAACACAGGCAGCTATAGATAGAGAAGATGTTACTGCTTGTGTGCTTACAGTTAATGAAGTGCGTGCTCGTCGTGGATTACCTCCAGTTAAGTGGGGTGAGACACCTTTGACAACTCCAGGTGGTGGACAAATAGATCCTAATACTGGTAGGGTTATACCTCCTTCTGAACAGACTGGTGCTGGTGAAAAACCAAAAGAAAAACCTACTCCTAAAAAGATGACAGAACAAAAGCGTGAAGTGTTGCAAGAACTAATAAAAAGTGCGATAGATGCAGGAAATACACAGCAAGTGTTAGACCTGATGGATGAATCACTTTAAGGAGAAATAAAGTGGCCAATGTCAAAACAAATCTCGAATTCGCTGAAAAGAATAGTGATTTTAAGAGATTAGGTATAAATCGTAGATTTAACCTTAACGCTAAAGATATTAGAATAAAAAAAGAAAAAAGTGAAGATTTTAGTTTTGAGATAGAAGGCTATGCTTCTACAACAGATAAAGATCGCGATGAAGATATCATAACACATGAAGCTTTATTGCGATGCAAGGACGATCTACTTAAGAAAGGTTCAAGCACAGTTTTGTATAATCACGACTATGAGATGCCTATAGGTCGTGTTCTTCGTACAAGAGTTGATAGTAAAGGTCTTATAGTTCGTGTTGGAATTTCTAATGCAAACGATGTCAAATCAATTCGTGTTAAAATAAGAGAAGGTGTATTAAGATCCTTTAGTATAGGTGGAAGATTTAAACGTGTACAAGTAGAACGTGATGAAGAAGGTAAGATTATTAGCTTTAAAGTTTTAGAGATGGAGTTATTTGAGGTGTCAGTCGTCAGCGTACCAGCAAATCCTGAGGCAGACATTTTCGAGGTTGTCGAGAAAATGTACAACTCAAATAAGGAGAAAGCGATGTCGAAGACAGAGAAGGAAAAGGTTGAACCTGTTGTTACTGAAAAATCGATCGAAAAGAAAGAAGACGCTCCCGTTATTGCGCCTTCTATAACGAAGGAAGAAGTCTCCAAGATGATAGGTGAAGCAACATCTCCTATTCTTGAAGCTATTAAGGTTTTGACGGAGAAGACGGTTGCTCCTCCCACTGGTCCTACAGGTAAGGCCGAAGAAAAGCCAGTCGAAAAGGTTGCTGAGATTCCTCAGTGGGCCAAAGATCTTAATGACAAGATTGACAAACTTTCTTTGGTTCCTAGTCGTAAGGGTATTGTGACAGAAGAGACTGAAGAAACCGAAGTAGAAGAAACTGAAGAGAAGATTGAAAAAGCTCTTGTTTCTGCTGATGATGAAAAGTCTGTTGCATTCGTCAAGCACGTAATGGATAATACTGCGGTTTATAGTACATTAACCAAAGAAGAGAAGGCGCAAGCGGCAGCGATTTATTTTGTCCTTCTCCAGAAGAAAGTTACAAAGAAAGAAAGCTAAATCTCACTTACAGAAAAAGTGAGATAGTTGTAATTGGGATTGAATCAGAAAAGGAAGGAAACAACAATGTCGAAGAAAGACGCTTTACTCAGGAAAGCTATCGCCGTTGCAGTTGATCAAGGTGATAGCGACATTAGTTCGTACTTACCTGCACCTCTGGCGACAGAAGTGTTGGAGTACGTTCGTGATGTAAACATCCTGCGAAAGATTTTAAATGTTTTCCCGATGACCGCAAGGACATGGAAGAAACCGAAACGTAGTTCCGGTATGTCGGCATACTACATTCCAGATGGTGTGCAGGCCACTGAAAGTGGTTTCACATCGACATCGCTGGAATGGGTTGCCAAGAAACTCATGTCTTACACAGTGATCGATGAGGAAGCCGTCGAAGATTCTCAGCCCGATGTTATCAGTCAAATTCTGAAAGATTTTGCTGATGCCGTTGGTGAGGCTGAAGAAAAGGCAATGTTGGATGGTGATACTACCCACCTTGCTACAGCTCCAGATCCGACATCCGCTACTACCTCTAACTGGTATGTTAAGGATGCTCGCTTGATGTTTAAGGGCATTTTCCCGGCGTCGATTGAATCTGGACAGGCTTCAACGAAGGTTGATGCTGCCGGTGGTGCATTCGATGTTGACATGGTGAATGAAGCTATCTATAATCTGGGTAAGTATGGTCGCAATAAGAGGAACTTGATTGGTTTGGTTCCTTCCATTCAGGCTGCGAATGTGCGAGCGAATGATAAGTTTGCTGATGCAAGTGTTTCTGGTTTAGCGCTTGCTGCATACGTTAGCGGTATGCCTTCTGCTGGCGAGACACCTGATGGTTTCTTGACAAACATTTATGGTGTCAGGTTTTTTGAAGCTCCGCAGGTTGCTGCAACCGATCAGATCTGCATCTTCAACAAGACATCACCTGAGATTGGCGATCGCCGCAAGATCAAGGTTGCCAGTGGCCTAGTGATTGAACAGGATCAACGGAAGTACGTCATAAGCGAACGCATCGCTTTCAATTTCAACTATCAGGCTGCGATGGTTGCAATTGACTCACTCAGCACAACGATAGTCAGCTAATAACTGAATCGGGATGATAAAAAACGGGCGAAGAAATTCGCCCGTTTTTTATTTGAACAATGAAAATTGTTATACAAATATGAAAATATGCATATTCACACAAAATATGGGAAATTATATCAGCGGTGGAAGATGGTATCCTTGGTTTATAGCTCATTGTTTATCGAAAGTGGGAAATGATGTTTCTGTATTTTCAAGAACTATGCCTATATTTGATAGAGATTTTAATGATTTTGATAAACAAAAACCTAAAATTTTTGTTCAAAATTATTATGGTACTAGAGATCAACAATCACTAAACATAATGAATCAATGTGATTTAGTTATAGGATTTCCTGCCGAAAGTTTAGATTATGCTGTAACAGTGGCGAAAATGTTTAAGAAGAAAGTGATCGGATTTATTTATGAACCAATAAATATGATAATGGAATTTATAGATGGTGGTGTAGAAATACCATTCAATCCTGAAGATTCTGTATGGATAGATTTCATGAAACAGATAGTTAGAACAGATATTATAGTTTGTGGGAATAGAACTTGTGTAGAATATGCGCGAAAATTGTATCCTAATTATAAGGGCAAAATTGTTTCTTTATTCAACGGCATTAATAGTAAAATAATAGAAATGATAGAGACAAAACCTCCAGAAAAAAGAGAAAATGCCATAGCTTATATTTCTAGGACTGTGAAATATAAGGGTTATGGTGACATAGCACTTATATTCTCTCAAACAAAGATTAAGCCAAAAATTTATTTCATAACTGGTTTTTTGGATAAAATGGATAAGATACAGAATGTTTTCTTTGAAGATTGTAAAAAATTGGGTATAGAAATAGAAAAGAAAGTTTTGTGTACAGATGTGGAAAAATTTGAAATTTTGTCAAAGGTAAAGGCTTTATTTTTCCCATCAAGATTTGAAGGATTTGGATTACCACCTGCTGAAGCATTTTATTTAAAGACTCCAGTTGTATGTTATAATTTACCTGTTCTAAAAGAATGTTACCAAGATTTTCCTTTTTATTTAGATTTAGAAGATTTAAATAAAGGAATAGA